ATTCCAGCTTCAATACACCTAGTAGCAAATGTATGTCTAAGCATATGATTATGTAATTTAGGAGCTATGTTTTGCACCTCATTTATTCTATGTAAATAAGAATTTAAAGCATTAGGGTTGATTAAACCATCATCATAAAATATAAGATTATATATATTCGATATTTTTGTCTTATTTTTTATTCTCGTGGCAATGGTGAGTGCTTGAGATGATAATGGAATAGTTCTTATTCCTTTTTGAGTTTTTGTTGTTTTTCCTAAAATAACTCTATCTTTGTGGTCTCTTGTTAAAGTTCTTTCTATTCTTAATGTTTTGTTTTTTAAGTCAATATCGTTCCAAGTAAGTGATAAACATTCTCCAACTCTAATTCCAGTATAAAGCATAAGTAAAATAGCGTCATTATATTTATGAGGGTTAGAATTTAAATAATTTATAAGTTTTACTTGTTCATCAACAGTTAAAGCCTCAACTGGTATGGTTTCCTTTTTTGATTTTGGCTTTGATATGAGATCCATAACATTATAAGTTAAGATTCTATCATTCATTGCAATTTGAAAGCCTTTTTTTAGTAATTCAAAATCTTTATTAATAGTGTTTTGAGAATATTGTGTAAAATTAGGTAAATCCTCTTTTATTTCAATTGCTGTAATTTTTTGAATAGAGTTATTAAGAAAAGAACAGCATTTTTTTAAATGAGTTAAAGAATCTTTATTCCTTAAATAGGTTCTATCAGAAGTTATTCCAGTATTGTGTTTATATTCAATAAAATTTGAAATTACTTTTTCAAGGGTTATATCATCTTTATCAACATAAGCATTTTTATTTATGTTATTCTTAATTTCAGTTACTTTGTCTTTAAAGTCTTTTGCTTTTTCATTAATTTTTTGTTTTATTTTTTTGCGTTTTCCATTGTAATAATATTGATAGATATATCTACCAGTTTTAGGGTCTTTATATAAAGTTCCCTCTCCATTTCCAACACTTTTAGTCTTTCCCATAATAAAAGCCTCCTTAAACAAAATTTTGGTACTTGCATAAGAAGGTTTATTGCAGTATAATATAAACAATAAATCACTTATACAAGTGTAGTGGATAGATAATGTAAAACTTTGGCGAGGGATACATTATCTATTTTTTATATTTCTAAAAATTGCTTTTTCTTTTTATCAAATTCTTCTTGAGTAATAGCTCCAATATCTAATAATTCTTTTAACTTTTTTATCTGTTCAAGAGAGTCAGCAGTAGTATTTTTAGATGAGGAAGTATTATTTAAGCTATCTAAAGTATTATGAATTTGAGTATTAATATTATCAGCGAAATTAGAAGGAACGGCAATATTAAATTTTTCTTTTATAGTATCGACTGTTATAATGCCAAACATCATCCTTTTTACTAGTGTAATATCGTTAATATTTTCTAAGGATACAGATTGAAAAGCTTCTCCAATAATTCTTTTTTGTGCCATTAAAATTCTTTTATTGGTAATAGCATAGGCAAAATTATTATCATGTTGTGTTGCAGAAATATAATTATGAAGACCAATGAAGGTCATCAGCACGTATTCTCCTTCCATAAGGTTGTTTTCAATTAAACCAAAATGTTTTAATCCCCATGATTCATTGAACCCTTTTCCTAAGTTATTTTTTATGCAGTAATCATACATTTCTTTAGCAGTTTTTAAATATCCCATAAAATATTCCTCCTTTATTTTTTTCTTCTTAATTCTACAACTTTACCAATAACCTTAATGGGTAACTTTTCAATTTGTTCATTAGTATAAATCATTGGTTGAAATTCAGGATTTAATGGTTGTAATATAATGCCGTTCTCATTTTTAAAAACTCTTTTAAATGTTCCATCATTGCCATTAACCATTACACAAGCATCTGTACCGCTTTCAACATTATCAATTTTTTCAAGTATTATTGTATCACCATCTAAGTACTCAGGGTACATAGAATTACCTTTTATTTTTAATCCAAAATATTGTTTTCCGCCTTTTAACATATCTGCTGATATTTCTTCAGTATCTATAATATCTTCTATCATTTCCATAGGTACACCTGCAGGAATGGTTCCATATACTAATACAACGGAAGAACTAGAACTTTTTATGTTTTTTTCTTTATTCTCTACTAAGTCTGATTTTTTTATATCAAAATAATTAGCTAATAATTCTATTTTATCAATTCGTGGATAGAACTCTCCTTTACACCAACTTGTTACAGTTGTATATGGTAAGTCCAAATCTCTAGCCACATCATTTCTATCTTTATGATTTAAATTCATATAATAATTTAAATTTTTTGCAAAAATTTCTTTATTTCCTAAATCGCTCATATTGACCTCCCAAGAGTATTATACAGCTTTCCTGTAAAAAAATCAATAATTTTTTAAAAAAATTACAGAAAAACTATTGACATTACAGTTAAACTGTTATAATATAATTACAGTTAAACAGTAACGAAAGGAGGAATAATGTATGAAACTAACATTAAAGGCAATAAGAGTGAATAAAGGAGATACTCAAGAAGAAGCATCTAAGGGTATTGGAATAAGCACAGAAACGTTAGCTAATTATGAAAAAGGAATAACCTATCCTGACATTCCAATATTAGAAAAAATATTAAATTACTATAATGTTAAATATGATGATATTAATTTTTTATGCCCTGATATTACAGTTAAACAGTAAAACAAAAGACAAAATAAACTAAATAGTTATTTTTTTATAAATAGTTTTTCGACAAAATTCGACAAAAGGAGGCGATAAAAATGGAAGCATTAGTAAAAGAAACAAACGAATTACTTAGACAATTAATAGAACAGAATCAAAAACAAAATGAATTATTAACTGCAGAGCAAGTACACGAAGAATTTGGAATAGGTATCAATATGGTAAGAGCAATGTTTAATGATAAACAATTACCAGTACAAAGATATACAGTTCCATTTAAAGTAAGTAGAAGAGCATTAGAAGAATATATGACAAAAGAACATGATTATTTAAGAAAGGAGGGTTAACAAATGAAAAAAATTGACAAAAACAAAGTATACGCATTTATAGGTAAAGCAGTAGTATGGACAAGCTTATGGGCAATAGGAGTATTAAGTGTAGTTTGGGCATTTAGCCAAAATACAGTATTTTAGAAAGGAGAAAAGAAAATGCTTATAAAAACAATAATTAATCAAGGACAAAAAATAATTGAATTAGACAAAGGAATTACAGCACTTAAAAATGAAAACGAAGATTTAAGGTTTGAAAATGAGGAACTACAAGAGTATAAAAAGAAAACAGAAAAATTGCAGGATAGAATAATAATGGACCTATTAAGTTTACAAGATGTAAGTAGATTAGGAATAGCAGAAGCGGAAAAAGACAAACACAGAAATGTAATTATCAATAACATAATAAAAGAACTAGACGTTGGCAAAACATACTAGTTCAAGAAAATCAAATACTTATATAAACATATGATTTCTATTTAATTATACCAAAAATAAAAGTAAAAATCAAGGAGCAGAATAAAAATGATTGTAACAGATTTAAGTAAAAGTTTTCATCCATACCCTAAAAATAGACAAGTTTCATCAAAAATTAAGAAAGTATCGTCAAAAAGTCAAAAGAAAACAAAAAATAAGACAAAGGATACAGAACTAAAAACGGATTTCTGCATTATGCCACAAAGTACAAAATATAGCACAAAAAGAACAAAAAAGTATTGTGAAAGACATGAAGTATTTTTTGGTAAGGCTTATAGGTGGAAAAGTATAAGAGATGGACTAATAGTATTTTTAACACAGGATGATCACACAGGAACAAATGGAGTACATGGAAAAAATGGAGACAAATTAAATAGACATATAAAAAAATTAGCACAAAAGGCATGGATGGAATATTACGGAAAGACAAAAGAAGAATTTAGAGAAAGATATGGTCAAAATTGCTTGTAAAAGGAGAGATACAAATGGAAAATCCAAATTATTATGCTGTTATACCAGCAAAAGTAAGATATGATGACAGACTAAGAGCGAATGAAAAATTATTATATAGTGAAATTGCAGCATTAACTAATAAAGATGGAGAATGTTGGGCAAGTAATTCGTATTTTGCAAGAGTTTATAAAGTTACAACACCAGCTATTAGTAAATGGATTAGTGACTTAGAAGAGTATGGATATATTTCTGTAGAATATATAAAAAAAGTTAATTCTAAAGAACTTGAAAAAAGAATTATAAAACTTAATGAGGTATTAACAAATGTTAATGGGGGTATTAACAAAAAATTAATAGGGTATTCACAAAAGTTTAAAGAGAATAATACAAGTATTAATAATAAAGAAGAAAAAGAAAATATAAAAGAAAAAGTTGAAATCGAAAAAGAGAACTTTAAAAGTGTAATTAATTTTTATGAGGAAAATATTACTCTAATTACACCAACAGTAGCTGAGGATATAGAAAATTATTTATTCAAAGAACAATTACAGGCAGATTTAATAATAGCTTGTATGAAGGAAGCGGTTGATAGAAACAAGAGAAATTGGCACTATGTGGTGTCAATACTCAACGATTGTTGTAATAATAAAATCAAAACAGCAAAACAATTTAAAGTCAAGCAAGAAGAATTTAAATCTAATAAAATTCAAAAAAACAAAAAAGAAAAAACAGAAGAAAAAATAGAGTATGAGGAAGTTGAATTTACAGATGATGAAGAATACAAAAAAAGGATACTAGGGAAAGGATAAAAAATGTATGATGAAAATATAGAAAAACGAGTTTTATATTGCATTATTTTTGAAAAAGAAGAGCTGAATGTAAATGAAGATGATTTTTTTATTATAAAACATAGACAAATAATAAAAGCAATACAAGAGCTAAAAAGAAAAAAAGAAGAAGTAAATTTTATAAGCATAAACAATTTAATAAATAAAGATGGCAATGATGTCATAAGGTATATATCTTATAATATTGCTGAATACAGTTATGGTTCTTCAATAAGTTATGCTTATAAAGAATTAAAAAGATTAAGCAAAAAAAGAAAGCTTTTAAAATTAAGTAAAGAAATACAAGAAAATATAAAAGATGAGCCAGAAGTAGAAATCTACATAGAAAAGAAGATAAAAGAGCTTAGTGAAATTAATCAAGAAGGAGAAAAAGAAAAAACATTTTTAGATATAGTGTGTGAAACATCAGACATAATTGAAAAGAAAAGAATACAAGGAACAAAATACGACTATAAGTATTTTACTGGAATATTTGATTTAGACAAAGTAACAAATGGACTTCATGAAGAAGAATTGACAATTATAGGAGCTAGACCAGGAGTAGGAAAGACAACATTTGCTTTACAAATAGGACAATACATAGCAGAAAAAGGAACGACGGTAGGAATAATAAGTTTAGAGATGTCGGCAACACAAATAGCACAAAAAATGATATCTAAGGTTGCAAATGTAGATAGTAATAAATTAAGAACAGGTAATTTAGACATAACGGAGCAAGAAAAAATAGCAGAAGCGGAGGGAAAGATTTCAGATCTACCATTTTTTATAAATACAAAGGTTAGAAATATCCAAGAAATAGAAACATATGCGAGAAAGTTAAAAAATAAAAACAATTTAGGATTATTAATAATTGATTATATTCAACTAGTAAAAAGTTCTAATAAGCTAAATAGTAGAGAACAAGAAGTAGCAGAAATATCAAGAACATTAAAACTATTAAGTTTAGAATTAAAAATACCAATAATAGGTCTTTGTCAATTAAATAGGAATGCAGCAAGAACAGAACCAACACTAGCAGATTTAAGAGAAAGTGGAGCAATAGAACAAGATGCAGACAATGTAATATTTTTATATAAAGAGAATGACAATGACAATGAAAAAACTGTGGAAAATGTAATTATTGATTTACAAAAACAAAGAGCAGGAGGATTAACAAAAGTAACAGTTAGATTTGACAAAAAAGTAAGTGAATTTAAAAACTTAGTAAGGAGGTAACATATGAAAAAGATAATAAGTGAACAAGATATAAAAAAAGCAAACAATATAGAAAGATGTAAATTGTTAATAGAGATTATAAAAGGACAAGCAATGTATATACAAGACATAAATATCCACAAAGGAGTGATGAATTATGAATAATAATATAACAGTACAAACACGAGAAGAGAGTTATAAAAAATTAAATCTCAAAAAGAAGTGCAAGTTAATATATGAGTACTTAGGAAGTGGAGAATATACAGCAAGAGAGTTAGCAATAAAAATGTATAACACTACTGATAATGATGGCAAAAGATTAATTAGGACAGCAGAAAGACAAGAAACAGCACCAAGGCTAACTGAATTAGTTGAACTTGGCTTAGTAGAAACAAAGAGTAAAAAATATGACGAAATAAGTGGATGCAATGTAGCTGTTTATAGAAGGAGAAACAATGAGCAAGATAATAATTTATGATAATAAGAACATTTTAATTGCAGATCTAGAGAAAACAGAAACAAAAAGAGAAATAGAAGAACTACAAGGTTATCAAATGAAACATAAAATCATACATACAATACATACGGCAACATTTAAGCAATACGAAATAATGAATAGCAATAAACCTCTAAGAAAGTGGTTAAGAAAAATAGAAAAAATATTTAAAGATACTGGAGGAAAAAATGAGCAGAAATAAGGTTCTAATTGAAAAACTACCATTGACAATAATAAAAGATACATATAATTCAAAACAAAAAGAAATAGAAATTGGCAAATACAAAGTAAAGACAAAAGACGATAGATATTTAAATTTTATAAAAAATGGTTTTATATGTGCAAAATGCGGAATAAAAGGAGAATATGTGAATTTAGAGTGCAACAGAAACAATAAAAATCATTTAAATGTTTATGCAATAAAAGATGGCAAGGAAATTTTATTAACTAAAGACCACATATATCCAAAATCAAAAGGTGGACTAGATTCTATTAAAAATTATCAAGTATTATGTGAAAACTGTAATGAAAACAAAGCAGATAACAGTCCAATAAATTTAGTTCAAGCCCTAAGAAGCGGACAAGCAACTAAGAAATCAGTAGAAAAAGCAGTGAGAAGCGGAAGACCAAAAGCATTAATCGGAGTTTAAGGAGAAAAAGCAATGATAACTAAAAAACAATTTGTAAAAATAATAAACAAACTAAAAAAAGTAAATGATTTTGTAAATAAAACAAATGATGAAGCAAGAGAGCTAGATGATGCAAT